AGCAGATGTTGAAGGACGCACAGAAGTTCGATTCATGATGACAGCAAACATATCAAATCCGCTACCCCTTCCAGACACAGGTATTGCTGAAATAACATCTGTGGGGATACCGGTATACAAAGAATTACAAATCAATGAAGACCTTGTTGAAACAATAACAGTTGCACGGGAGGCTTAGAATATGAGTTATGTGCCTGCATCAACGGCGTTACCACGGAGTTTAGACGTTCAGATTTCATTGTCAGTCACTCAGAACGCCGTACGAACGAATCTTAGCATCCCCTGTGTTGTAGCTGAAAATCTGGGGTTGCCAATGAACGCCAATCGTGTACGGTTCTACGAGGATCTGACGAGTCTCATGAACGACTTCGGTAGCACCACGGAGCCGTATAAAGCGGGACAAGCGTTCTTCGCACAAACCCCGAGACCGTCGAGAATGGCAGTCGGGGAAGCATTTATGACGGCCCAAGCCGCCAAGCTTTACTCCTACCAGTTTACAGCGGCTCAGATCACTGCACTGGCTGCGGTTACCACCGGCTCGATGACGATCGTTTATAACAACTCGAGCGCTCCGGTTGCACAGAACTTTTCACCCATGAATTTTACAGGGGTGACAACGATAGAGGGTATTGCTACTATCGTCAACGCAGCGGCTGGGGGTAGCCTTTCATGTATTGTTAAAACACTCCCTGGCGGCACAAAGATCCTTCGCGTCACCACGAATGCAACCGGCGACGGTAAGACGATTACGTTTGCCGTACCATATCTTACGGGTTCCCCGGCTGCGCAAGTTGGTGTTGATGTTTCGGCTATGCTCAACCTGACCGCACTTACGGGAGCCCAGGCGTGCAACGGATATACACCCACAGGCATTGACGACGAAATCCAAAACATTAAGAACGCAGCGAAAGCCGCTGGTCAGAATATCTACGGTTGGTGCCTGGAGCTTGCGTTCAGAAGTCCGGCGTACCAAACTGTTGCTGCTGCCTGGGCGTTGGGACAACAGGCTCTTATGCCTTTGGTATCCAACGATGTGACAGCGTTCGACCCAACGTATACCACAGACATCGGCAGTGAAATCAAAGCAATGATCAATCGTCGTGGGCCTTGTATTTACTATGACAACCCCGCGTACTACCCTGACATGAGCATATTGGCGTACATGCTGAGTGTAAATTATGCCGCTCAGAACAGTACGGTCAACGCGAAGTTCAAAAGCTTACCAGGCATTCCAACCGTGGTCATAACGACTACGCAATGGTTGGCACTCCAAGCCAAAGGGTATAACACGTTTACGCTCATGGACAACGGAGCCCAGGTGTTCAGGGAAGGCACAACCGAGGATCCGTCTTACTGGCTGGACTCGATAGTCAACTTCGACAACTTCATGGAAGACCTGAATACCAACGTCTACAACGTGTTCTTACGAAATGCGAAGGTCGGTTATACTCGTGTTGGTCAAATGCTTCTTGTTGACGCGTGCTCGGACACCGCACAGCAATACGTGTTCAACGGGACATTCGCTGACCGTGACGTCCAGGATCTCAGTCAGAAAAGTGGCGTCAGAACGATACCGGCATACCAAATCAATCCAACCCCGTTGGCACAGGGGAATCCGGCTACACGTGTGTGCCCACCTATCGTCATCATATGTCAGGAAGAAGAGGCAATCAATAGTGTTGCCGTTAATGTTGGCGTGGTGGCGTAATGATGGAGATACTGAAAACTACGCCGGTGTGGTTCCTTATTTTTATTATCTTTGTTATGGGGGGTGCGATAACTGGTTTCGCCGGGTATTGCACATGGTCGATAAAGAATATCTTTCAAGACCTCCGCTCTTCCATTGTTGATTTAAAAACGTTAATTGGCAAGCTCTTTGATAAGCACGATAACCACGAAGAGCGGCTGAGCAGACTTGAAGGAAAATGTATGAACCGGCGTTGCACTGACGCTGAATACTTAAAGACGGAGGCGGGTCATGCGGATTAATCTTTATGCACAAAACAGGCACATTGTAATAGTGGATGGTGTCCCCCTCCAGGGATTCGAGGACGGCGACTTCCTCGATTTCGAAGCCGATGGTAACGAAGCTAGTCTTACCAAAGGTGGTGACGGACCCTCGGTTAACATCAGCGTATCCCAGGGCGGCGCTCTCACCATCGGCCTTAATCCGACGTCCCCTCACCTGGGCTTCATGTATCAGCTCAGACAGGCCCAGCAGAGCAACCCGCGCCTCATCAACATCATTGTTGTAACTGGCGTTGAGGAAGTCATCCAGGCCAAGGGGTGTGGATTCGCAAAACTCCCTGGATTCAAAACAGGTGGACCAACACAGTCAGGCCGGAAATTCCCGTTTGTAGTATCGGAGTTAAAACTGGATTTGTCGGCAGTTGAAGCCCTGAGTTAAGCAAGGTATGTCATGACCTTAGTCGTGAGGCGTTAAGGGCTTACAAGGCAAATACAGCGGCGAGACAATGAGGACTTTCAGGCAATTTAAAGGAATATAAAGGAGACGAAACGATGGCTGAAGTAATTGTTAAGAAAGGTGGTTGTCAGATTATCAAAGACAGTCCTTCGGAATACCGTTTGGTTAAACCGGGCGGTCTTACCATTCGTTGCACATCTGAGGCTTTCGCGAAGGAGGAAATGGAGAAATACCTCAAAAAGCAGGAATCGCACGGCTTCTCCAACGGACGCGCCAAAGCCCTGGCAGTCATAACGAACAAGGCTGAGGCGGTTGGTGTGAAGCTGGGGAATGCACGTAACGCATCTGACGAATTGAAAATGGGTTACCATGCGTGTGACAGGGGAGAGAAGATAACAGGTAATCCTTTCCAACCAAATACACCATCTTTTCATCAATGGGAAAAGGGTTTTAAAGAGTGTCGTGCTGAAGCTGGACCGGGCTACAAACAACCGAAATAACTAACAGAAAGGCGTAACCAATGGAACCAGTTCTTCAAAACAGACGTGACACCGTAGTAGGCGGAAAGACCTACTCCATCATTCTTCCTCCTGTCACCCAATGCGTTCTTCTTGCTAACCGGACAGCCGTGCTTCTCTCCCCGGTTCTTGCTGGCGGCATGGGAGCTTCAACCAAAGGGTTCGGGACAACAGGAAGTCTTGCTGAAAAGATCAGAGCAATTATGGGACCCGCTCTTGTCGCACTCACTACAGCGTTTACCAAGGTAGACCCTGTGCAATCCCACCAGCTCATGATGGACGCAGTTTACGCCAGTCATCTGTGTTGTGAGAACAACCCGGTGTCAACCCCTGTCGACTTCGACAAACACTTCGAGACCAACCGTGGCCACGTCTACGCTGTTCTCACCTGGGCGCTCTGGGAGTGCGTCAAGGATTTTTTTCCGAGTCAGGAGGGCTCACCCCTCCAAGCGATAATGAAGACAGCGAAGGTGGCATTCCAATCCCTGAAGGGTGGAGCGCAGACTGGTGGATCGGAAGACCCTGCTGGGAAGGACTCTGTAGCTACAGAGAGTTAGCTGACGGAAGTCTGACGATGAAAGATTTAATGGCAATGCATCGCTCATTGAATCTCAAGGCATACATCGAAAAGAAAAGCGCACAAGGGAAATAATGGTAATTGACGAGCTCGTCACAGTCTTAGGTTTAGAAATAGCGTCTTCGGCACTACCTGACATCACCAAGTTTAACGATAAGTTAGCTGGTGTCATCAGGTATGCCGAGGGTGTTGCAGCAGCCGCTCTACTCACGGGTGCCGCTATTTTCGCCTTCGTCGAAACCATGTCCTCAAGTGCTGCCGACATCGACAAGTTCTCTCAGTACACCGGTATGTCAACGGACAGTATCCAGAAATGGGGTTACGCCGTAGAACAAGCTGGTGGTCACGCCTCAGCTATCAAAGCCGACCTGACGTCATTGGAAAAGAGTTTGAACCCTGTTCGACCCGGTGCTTACAACGAAGGGTTGTTCATGATGTTCGGGGAAGGCGCGAAGAATATCAAAACCGCTGATGAAGCCCTGATGGCTGTGTCCCAACGAATGCAAGGAATGACTGCTCAACGACAGATGCAGTGGGGCGAGCTGATCGGGTTGAGTCCTGAGACGATGCTACTCATCCAACAAGGTCCGAAAGCTATCAAGGGTTATTTCGACGAGATAAAGAATAATCTTATCAGTCCTGAACAAGCCAGACGTGCCAGAGAATTCCAGAAAGAATGGAAGAAGCTCGAGACGACGTTTTATAAGACAGGTGAGAACATTGTCACATCTTTACTCCCTGGTGTCCAGAAAGTCCTGAAGGAATTCGACCACTGGGTGACAACCAATAGGGAATTTATTCAAGGGGGGCTAGACAAATTCATTAAAGGGGTGTCTGACGGTTTCTCGATGTTCGGAAATACGTTGTCTGGATTAAGAGAGCATATGCCTGCCATGAAGGGCATTTTTGAATTCCTATTGGACCCTAGAATTATCGGCGGCACAGTATTTGCGGCACTCACAGGTATAGCTGGTGTCCTCGGGCTTATCGCCGCGAAATACGTGTTGATAGGTGGTGCCATTCTTATCGCAGTTGCAGCCGCAGAAGATGTTGGCGGAAAACTAACAGAAAAGGGTTCTGACAACAAGATGCGTTCTCCGATGTTTGCATGGCTCCACGATAAGATGCAGGCATTTGCTGATTCTGGTACAGGGACAACACATCCCGATTCTGTTAGTACAACGAAAGACAAGAGTATGATGTCCGCTATTCGGTCTTTCCTTGACCCTGAAAACGGTGTCTCTCCGTTACGACAGATGCTTAACCCAAGTGCTCCTGTGGGGACAAATGGTTTGCCTAACCTTCGGGACTACGCTCCACCCCCTGGCGCACAAACTACCGTTAATAACAACGTGACGAATAACGTAACTGTGACTACACCGGATGCGTTTATCGCGGGTCCATCGGTTATAGACAGTCTTCGTAAAGCCACGGCAGGGAGTCTGACCGGTCGTGGTGTCAGCGGGGCAGGTCAATGAATACTAGCGTTGGCGTCACTCAACTTGTGTCTAACCAAGCCATTGGCACTGTTATTGCGGCGTTACTTCAGATGCGAAAATACAGTCGAGCCGCTCAAATACCTCAAACCGGTGAATACCAGGTTCCTACTTTTCAGTACCCTGGCTACGCCGTAGCAATGACTGCACGTACGCAAGAGGCATACCAGCTTCAAGCGGACGTCACTCAACACGCCAGTGAAGACGGAACAATATTTTCAGATCACGTCATACTTCGTCCCATACGTTTGGACCTTGACTTTGAGGTATCCAATTCAGACGGACTGGGTCCTGACGCGTATCTTGCTCAACAAGCGTTGGCGCAAGCTATTTCTATTTGGGAAAACCGTCAACGCTTCGACCTACTGACTACGCACATGTGGTTACGCGATATGGTGTGTCTGAGTCTTCGGCCTGAAAATGAAGCCCCTGAATGGGGGAAGCTCCGGTTTCGCGCAACGTTTCAACAAGCAAAACCAGTGAAGCTTCAGACAGTTAGTTATGGCCCAAAGAATGTGTTAGGTGGCACCCCTCCGGATCCCCCGGCTACACCTGGAGACGCGAGTAACGCTGTGGTACCAACTAGTGGACCGGCTAACGGGTTGTCTGTGGTAGACGCGTCAACACCGACACGAGGGGTTATTACTCAAGCAACTACTTCAAACTTATTCGCACCACTAACAAACGCATTTCCGTTAAGTCGTGCAGGTGGCTTCTAGTGTTTACTATACTTGGTCTCAGTTATGCCGGGGAAGGACACTTCACGTTTAACCTGGGCGTTGCCGTCGAATTAGTTATTCGTTTTAACTACACGCTGGCACTTTGGAGTCTTGACATCCTTGACGGCAACGGCAACACGATGATAGCCGGACTGTTGATGGTGCCAGGTGTTGACCTGCTCAAACCTTACAACAGTATAAAAGCTCAACTCGGTTCACTTGTTGTCGTTGAAGCAAACCCTGAAGATTCGGGCAATCCAATGATGCTTGGAACCAACGTTCAGTTGTTATGGTTTCCTGTTGGGACACCGGTAGTTCTACCATGAGCTCAACACCCTGGCTGCGCCGAGCAGAACTGAGTGTTGGGCCTTTGCTGGAATGGCAATCCAACCAGTTACAATCCGGCCCTTCCAATAAACAGGCGATACTGAATGTAGTGAGTGATGGCACACAAGACACGTTGAGAATGTCTTTTAACATCCGGCTTCACGCAGGTTATGTTGCACCAGCAAGTACTATAACAATATACAATCTTGCGGCCAACACTCGGGCGGCTCTGTTGTCTCAGGGTGCCGCTGTAATACTTCGGGTCGGATGGGAAAACCAGGAGGTCACAGAGTTGTTTTCCGGAAGTCTGTTAACTGCTACTTCGAGTCGACAAGGCCCAGACGTTATTACCACCATAATGGCTATTTCTAGTTATGCGAATCTTGACAATAATTATGTTGGTGCTTCTGGATACGCCGGGGCTACAATAGGGACGGCGTGGCACTTCGAACCAGGAACTTCGTTAAAAACAGTTATTATAATATTGGCTGCGAATCTTGTTGGACCTGAATTAGTAGACCCAAAACTTATTGACGTTCCGGACTTTAATGTTGGTTGGCGTGGACTTACCGTCAACGGAAAAATATTTGAGTATCTTAACGACTTGTCTCGAATTCACGGCTTCACGTGGTGGCTTGATAACGGAGCGTTTAACGCAGTAACAGATAACAAGGTACCCCAACGCACCGCTGTACTTCTCAGTGCGAAAAACGGGATGTTGCTTCATGCTGAACCTCTGTTGGTCTCAGGGTTTCAACGCTTCGGAGGACTTTCGTTCAGAAGTTTGTTATACCCAGCGGTTAAGCAAGGCAGCGTTGTTCAGATCGACAGTTTGTTAAACCCTCGTGTCAACGGAACATGGTTTATTCAAGAAGTCGTTCATCATGGCGACACCCAGGGCGACGATTGGTATACCGACGGTCAGACGGCCGTCTATTCTAATGCGTTGTCTTAATGCAATTGGTGTGCCAACGAAATTTAAGGACGTATGTATAAAGCAACTGTCATGCCAAGTAATATTTAGGAATAACAATGGCTTACAGCATAATTTAACCCTGATTTAGCAACCCCGTATTTAGCGCACACGGGTAGAACGAAGTGACGCGCATGTCCTTACATGCCCACTGAAGTTCAATGTTATCAAGAGTTTACGCGGTTAAAACGATAAGACCGATAGTATTAGTAAATTATAATAATAAAGGCTAACAATGGATACTCGTCTTGCGGATGACATAATTGCTCACAGAGAATTAATCGACTACTTGTTGTCGCGACTAAATACATGTTGCCCAGGTGAAGTTGTTAGTTTTGATGACGCAACGACAACAGTGACAGTATGTCCTGCCGTCCAAATGAAAGTCGTTGTTGGGGAAACCACAACATATGTTGATATGCCCGAGATCATGTGTTGCCCGTGCGTACTTCCGATGGCTGCTGTGCGCGGTTTCGCTCTAACACTTCCGATAAGTGCTGGTGACCCGTGCATCATTCATTTCAGTCAAAGGTGTATCGACAACTGGTTGCAACACGGAGGCGTCCAACCGCCGGAAACAACGAATGGAAGTGTTAGGCATCATGACATAAACGACGCAATAGTTAGTTTTGCGGCTACACCGTTAACCCAGGTATTCGCTGACTGGTTAACAAACGGAATTGAGTTACGCAATCGCAGTCGTTCTGTAAGACTAAGTCTAACTGACGAAGGCATTGAAATCAACGGTGCGGTCTCATTTCTGAGCCCGGTAACATTTCATGACACTGTTGACGCAAAACAAAGCGTTACCTTCGAAGCCCAGGCTGTATTCCAAGCCGAGATAACAGATATGAATGGAATTGATCACACCACGCACAAACATGTCGATCCTCAAGGTGGTTCAGTGGGAGTACCTACGTTATGAGCTTGACATGGAAAATAGGTTCAACAGGTGATATAAGTATTAACTCGTTGGGGAAACTAAATGTCGTTACTTCGGCACAAGAAGTTGCCCAACGAGTGGTTATAACACTCAACCATTACTGGTATGAATACTGGTTGAATCTTCAAGGCGGCGTCCCGTGGTATGAACTTATACTCGGAAGTCGAGACGTAGATACTGCCAAAGCAATAATTAGAAAAATTATTCTTCAAGTGCCAGGGGTTACGGCTATCCTGAATTTTTCTTTTGTTATAGTTAAACGTGTTGTTAGTATAGACGTAACGATTGACACAGTTTATGGTGAGGCTCGAGTCACCACTACTCTAACCCCGTAAAGAGGCGGACATGCCCACGACTTTTGGAATAACAGATCAGGGGTTCATTCTTAAACGTTTCGCAGATATTCGTGCAGACATTGTTGCGAACCTGTCAACCGTTCAGGACCCTGTTACCGGGGAATATCTTACACCTGATCTC